TAACGCACGTACAATCACTTTGTCAGACTTTATCTCTATGAAACTTGCTTTCGATAAAGCTAATGCTCCTGCAGGTGGTCGTATTGCAATCGTTGACCCAGTTGTTGAAGCTTCACTAAATAGCTTGTCTAACTTAGTAAACGTTTCTAACAACCCAATGTTTGAAGGTATTGTAACAGAAGGCTTTGCTCGTGACCATAAGTTCGTTAAGAACATCTTTGGTTGGGATGTATATACTTCTAACTTCCTTCCATCATTAACTGCTGCAGAAGCTATTGATGCTTCAGGCTACGGCTTGACATCAGAAACAGCTGCAGTTGGCGATAAAGCTAACGTGTTCATGTGTATTGCAGATGACTCATGTAAGCCAGTTATGCACGCTTGGAGACGAGCTCCGCAAACTGAAGGTTGGAGAGACCAAGAAGAAAGAGCTGATAAATATCAGGTTACTTCTAGGTTCGGCTTTGGTGCACAAAGAGTTGACACTCTTGGTGTGATTCTAACTCACCCATCTAATTATTAAGGAGAAAAAACATGACTTATGAAATAGATGCTAAACGTGGTGTAGCTAATCACTACGGAGTTAGAACTACTGATGGTTCAAAAGGAGCTCAATCAAAATCAACAGGCATTGTAAAACGTGCCCAATGGGATTGGACTTGGGATAACTTACCTGATGCAGGTGCTAACAACCTACAATGGTCTATTCCTGCAAATGCAACTATTGTATCAGCAGTACTTTATGTTGATACAGCATTTACATCAACTTCTACTACTACTGATTTAACAATTGGTTTACAAGAAGCTGATGGAACAGAGATAGATAACGATGGTTTAGTTGAAGCTGATGAAGCTACTCAAACAGCTATCGCTGTAGCTAACTCAGTAATCACAGGTGCAGGTGCTTTAATTGGTAAAACAGTTGGTGCCGCAGCAGGTGAACTAGTTGTAACACCTTCAGCAGATGATTTGCTCACAGGAGCAGGTCGTGTTGTTGTAGAATACGTACTAGATAAGTAAGACCTCGAAGTGAGGGCATTCTTTCACGGGAGTGCCTTCCTTCCCTAATTTAATACAGGAACTAAAATGACAATACAACATAATCTAATTGCTGACCCTGATATACATGAGCCAAAGGGAGTAGCAACTGCTGCAAGCAATAGCATTTATGTAGCAAACGGAAGTGGCTCTGGCGTTTGGACAACTGCAGATACTTTATCTCTTGCAGATGGTGCAGTAGAAACAGCTAAAATAGAAGACTTAAATGTAACAGGTGCAAAAATAGCAAATCAAACTATTGCTACCACTAAACTTTCAGGTTTAACAACAAGTGGAACTGCAGGACAGATACTTAAAGCAGTAGGAGATGGCTCTCTAGAATATTCTACGCATAACCCTTATGCAGGTGGGTATCTTGCTTTTAGTACAGGAAGTCCTTATACATTTGCAACTACAACCTCTGACCAAATATTAAATCCTACTCTCATAGCAGGAGACTTAAACAACTTTACACTCCTCTCATCTCCTAATATGAGGTTTAGATATGATGGTACTGAAACAATTGACTGTCATGTTACTTGTGCAATGAGTTCAGCTCAAGGCTCAGGAGCAAATAGAGATTGCGAATGGGCATTATTTAAGAATGGAGTAGAGCTTGTAGGTTCTAGAGGAATTAGAAGTTTAGCTACAGGTGATTATGGTTCTATTACACTACTAGCCAATACTTCTTTATCAACCAATGACTACTTAGAGGTTCACACAAGAGCTTCAGGCACTTGTACTGTTAATTATGCAGGATTTAGTATGATTCTTTTAGGAGTAGCAGGATAATGGCTAAGATGACACTACTTGAAATGACCCAAAACATTTTATCTGATATGGATTCAGATGAAGTAAACAGTATTACCGATACTCAAGAGTCTCTTCAAGTAGCAACAATTATTAAAACGTCTTACTATAATATTATTGATGGTAAAGACTTTCCTTTTCTATATGAGCTATTTCAGTTAGATGCAATAGGTGGATTAACAAAACCTACTCATATGAAACTACCTGAAACAGTAGCAGACCTTAAATGGATTAAATATAATAATAATAAACTAACTGATACTAAGAATAAGTATGAGAAGATTTTATATAAAACTCCAGAAGACTTTTTAGATATAACAGATGCAAGAGATTCATATGACTCTAAGGTTCAAGTAGTTGTAGATGACTCAGATATTCGTATTAATGTCTATAATGACAGAGGACCTCAGTACTTCACATCTTTTGATGATGAGAACCTAGTATTTGATGCTTATGACTCTGTTAAAGAAACTAACTTAACAAATGATAGCACACAGGCTTATGGTAAGTTATCTGTAGTATTTACACTAACAGACTTATTTACGCCAGAACTACCAGTGCAAATGTTTAGCTACCTTCTTTCAGAAGCTAAGTCTACTTGTTTCTTAACTCTTAAACAAATGGCTAATCAAAAAGCAGAACAGGTAGCAACATCTCAGAAACGTAGAATGTCTCAAGAGGCATGGAAAATTAAGAATGGAATTAGCTATGGAAACTATGGTCGTAAACCTAATACATATGGGATGAAAAAATACTAATGCTTACTTATAACACAAAAGCTTTTATCAATGAGCAACAGTATGGTGGTAAAAAGAAAAAGAAAGTTACTAACCCGTTTAAACATCTTCAAACTAAACCTAAATCAAGGAGTAAGAAATAATGGCAACTTTTATGTCTAGAGTACGAGCTAACATTAAAAAGAAACAAGCTGCAGCAGCAGTTAAGTCTCAAATGAAAGCTGATAAAAAGAAAACAGCAGTTAAAGGTACTATGAAAGGTAAGCAAGTTGATACCACAAAAGGACCTAACTATAAAAAAACAACAGCTTCTAAGAAGTCTACTGCTCCTAAAACATCAGTAGTAAACAAAGCAACAACAGGTATGAAGTCTGAGAAGACAGGACCTGACATGTCTAGAGGAACTCCTAAGCGTGGTTCTGTTGTAGTAGGTAAAAAAGGTCAACAAGCTAAAATGACTAATACTTACAACAAAGGTGGTGCTAATCTTAAGTCTGCTCCTGCTACTAAAAAACGTATGGAAGATAAGGCTAAAGCAAAGAAAAAAGTACAAAAACGTAAAGGACCTAGCGGACCTTCAATGACGAGCTTCAGATAATGGGAACTCGCGAAGATAAAGCTTATAAAAAGCATTACGAAAGAGAGACAGAAAGTAATCGTAATGTAAGAAAAAAATTAATGAAGCCTCTTAAAGGTATGAGCGATATTGTTAAACAATTTATCTCTACTACCAAAAAGAAAAAAACAGAAAATAAAAAGAATAAGGCTACTCTAGGTAAGCCTAAAAAACAAGGATATTAAAATGAGTGAGTTTAAAACACCAGGTGGTAAGACCATAGCAACATATGTAGACCCTACCACTGCTCATCTTAGAATTAAGTTAGTAGAAGGAGGACAAGTACCTACTGAGTTATCAGGTATGTATACCTCTATGGCATTAGCTGATTTAGCTATCAAAACCTACTTAATTACTAACGAAGAAACGCAAACTAAAGCCGTAGAAAAAAAGGAAGCCAAGAAGAAGTTTGTAAAAGATGTACTTGAAACTCTTTCTGAGGAAGACTAAGTGGCAGCTAAGACTGAAAAAATATTTAATACCTTTATTAAAGGATTAGTTACTGAAGCTAGTCCTTTAACCTTTCCTGAAAATGCTTCTCTTGATGAGCAGAACTTTGTTCTTAACAGAGATGGGTCAAGGTCAAGAAGGTTAGGTATTGATTATGAAGACTTGTATGCTTTAACTGCTACAGGCTTTACTACAGAACAGCTTCAAACTGGTAAACAATCCTTTCACAAGTGGGAGTCTCCAGGAGGAGATACTACTGTATCGATTGGTGTTATTCGTATACTTAACAAGCTATGGTTTGTTGATTTATTAACAGCTAATCCTAGTAGTAATTTATTAAACAGTGGTTCACCAATAACTCTTGCAGATTTAGGTACGGCTGAGATAGAAACCACTGTTATTAACAATAAGATGGTTATTGTTTCTGATGACTTACCTAAACCTATTGTATTATCTTACAATAAAACTACTGAAGCAGTAACACAGGCTTCCCTTACTATAACTGTAAGGGATATTTGGGGAGTAGATGATGGCTTAGATGAAAGTATTAGACCCTCTTCACTAAGTCAAACACATAAGTACAACCTACGTAACCAAGGTTGGAATGAAAGTATTGTTACAGTTAGTGGTGCTGATGCTATTAACTATACTAAAACAGAACTAGGGGTATACCCAAGTAATGCAGACGTATGGACATTAGGTAAAAATAGTAATCCTTCTTCAGCTAACTATGAAAAGTATGACCCTGATACATTAGAAAGAAACTCAACATCACAGTTTCAAGTAGCTAAAGGTTCTTATATTATTGATGCCTTTAATCGAGGCACAGACAGAGTAGGACTATCAGATGCTACAGGACTACCTACAGACCAAGAACAAGGTTCTATTACTACTGTAGCTTCTTATGCACAACGTTTATTTTATTCAGGAGTAACATCATCCGTGACTGGTGGAGATGCTAGGTCTCCTAACTACTCAGGTTATGTCTTCTTTACAAAAGTTATTACATCAGATGATGATTTAGGAAAGTGTCATCAAGAGTCTGACCCCACTGACCCAGGTATTAATGACTTAATCGATTCTGATGGTGGCTCTATTCAGATTCCAGAAGCAACTAGGATTGTTAAGATAGTTTCATCACAGGCTTCTTTATTAGTCTTTGCAGAGAATGGTGTATGGGAAATATATGGTGATACTGGTGGATTTATTGCTACGTCTTTCCAAGCATCTAAAGTATCTACCAATGGTGTACTAAACCCTAATTCAATTGTTAATGTAAACGGAACATTTGTGTACTGGTCTAAAGCAGGTATCTATATGCTTACTCCAGATGTAGCCGCAGGTCGATTTAAAGCAGAGTCTATATCTCTTACATCAATACAGTCACTCTTCTTGGAGATTCCTGATGTAGGTAAAAACCATTGTAAAGGTTTCTATGATGAAAAAGAAAACAGAGTTAGATGGCTCTACAATGATTCTGATACTTATGCAGAAAACAACTTTGTCAATAAATATAATAAAGAGTTAGTTCTTGATTTAACTATACAAGCTTGGTATAAAAATACTATATCTGAATTAGCTAGTGACTCACCTTATGTAGCAGACTTTATTGAGGTTCCTGGTTACGCAGTAACAGAGTCAGATATAGGTGTTGAAGTAGGAGCAGACAGCGTTATTGTTACATCAGGAGACCCTGTTGTAGTTACTTCAGCTTTTCAAACTAATCGAAGTGCTGTGTTTAGTTTTCTTACTATTGTTGGAACTTCATTTACACTTTCTAAATACAATAGTACTCGTTTTGTAGATTGGTATACAAAAGATTCTACTGGAATAAACTATTCTAGTTACTTAGTAACAGGTTATGAACTGTTTGGTGATGTAATGAGACAGAAGTATGTTCCTTATATTTTCTTTTACTTTAAGAAAACTGAAGATGGGTATACAGATACAGGCTCTGGATTAGTTCTAAATAATCAATCATCATGTAAAGTGCAGGCACAGTGGAATTGGGCAAACAGTATTAATAGTGGGAAATGGGGTACAGAGTGGCAAGCATATCGTTTAACAAGGTTCTATACTCCCTCTGGAGTAGATGACCCTTTTGATAATGGTGATGCTGTAATAGTAACAAAAAATAAACTACGAGGTTCAGGTAAAACAATCAGTCTTAAAATCTTTTCTGAAGAAGGAAAAGATATGCAGATACTAGGTTGGGCAATGCCTGCGACAGCAACAAGTACTGCTTAGATGGAAATGTTATATGAAGAGCCTGGAGCCTTTATAGGTTTAAGGTGGGATGATAAGTTAAACGTCTGGATGATGCACTTAAATTGTACAGCATGGAATAAGACAGAGTTTAAACGTTACCTAAAGATTTTTAAATTAGTATGTGCAGATTTAAAAGCAAGAGGTATTACCGAAGTATATGGATTAGCAGAAGATTCTAAAGCAATAAAATTTAATAAGATGTTCGGAGCGACCACTACTGGACACTTAGTAGAAGACGAAGATGGTAATTTAAACGCATTAATAAGAATGGAGACTTAATATGGGTGGAGCAGTTAAAGCAGTAGTAAAAGTAGCATCAGCAATAGCACCTGCTATGTCAGCATTTGGACCTATAGGTACAATTGCTAGTGCGGTATTTCAAGGATACAGTGCTATACAAGAAAGAAAACAAGGTAAGAGAGCTGCATCAGCAGCAAGAGAACAGACAATGATAGCTAAGGGTGCGGAAGAGTCTAAGCGAAGGTACTCTATGGCACAAGCACAACGGGCAAGGATAGCTGAACAAAGGCAAGCGAGGATTAGAACAGGACAAATTACTACTGCTACTGCAGGTTCTGGATTAGGTATGGGAGGAACATCAGGATTCCAAGGTGCTGTTGGAAGTATGACATCTCAGTATGGTGCTAACGTAGGTAATATTAACGTAGCACAAGGTTTTGCAGATGAGCAATCAGCATTCAATCAAGCAGGTATGGATGCAGCAGGTAGAGTTAGTACTGCTCAAGCTAAAGGAGCACAGTGGAATCAACTAGGAACTCTAGCTTCAAACTTACCTACAACAATGGGTGACATATTTGATATCGATAAAAAAGCACCTACGGCTTAACTAAGGAAACTGAATGGAATTTAATGAACTAGACTTCCCTGCAAGCCAAGAGCCACCACTACCTCAAGCTATTCCTCAGGAAAAAGCTAAGGAAGAGGCTTACTATACAGCACAGTTTGCTCCTGAAGGTGAGGATGCTGATAGTGTATTTAGAAGGACTGCTGACGAACTCATTAATCAAGGCTACTCCAGGTCTTATGAGAACGCTAAAGCAGCTTGGGCACAAGAGCAAGACCAAGAAACTAAAGTCATTGTAGGAGAGTTAATACAAGACCCTACTATTGATAAAAAAACTAAAGTTCAACTGATTGACCAATATACTCAAAGCGGTTACATTAGCCAAGACCTTAGAACTAAGTATGCTCAATCTGTTGCAGCAATTGATAATAGTGATTCATTACTAGAAAGAGATGCACAAGAGTCTCATGTTGATAGTATTGGTACTGACCTTGTAACAGCTGATATACAACGTAAAGAAGAAGATGATACATCTTTTGTTGAGACTATTGGTGGTGAGATTGCATCAATAATTCAAATTGGTGCACAAACTGTTGGTGGTACTATTGCTTTAGGTTATAAGACAGCAGAGGCTATTTCTCAGTATAAGAAGAATGGTTCTGTTGACTGGGAATCTATTGCCATGTTAGCTGAGAACTATGATGAAGGTTTTGCTAAAAGCGTTA